AAATTGCGACAAATCGATTCTGCTTTTTGTAATTGTTCTGGTTTTAATATAGAGCGCCAATTTTCCGCGAATTTCGGCCATTTCTCCAGAATAAAATTGGACCATACTGGACGAAATAACGGGTCATCGTTTTTTCTTAAGGCAGGATAAGCATTATGAATATTCTTATTCCAATGTTTTGTGTGGAATTTCGCCAATTGTTCAATGACTTTGAGAGAGGTTTCAATCGGCTCTCGATTCAAATCCAAATTCAATGTATAAGCCCCCGATGTCAACATATTCTCCATAAGTATTCCAATCGTATTCAATTGTTCATCTTTGATAAGTCCATAGAATTCAGGAACACCGATATTTACATATCTGGATATTGCGTCATAGAAGTAATTTTCTCTCTCATACAATCCTAATTTTTTCGCCATGTGGGAGAGGTTCGTTTCTGTTTTGTTTTCCAATTTCAATACACATGAATATTTTTTTTCAGTGGTTCGGATAGTAAGCGAAATCACATCGGAAATATATCCACCTTTTAATTTCGTTTCGTCGATTTCTATCTCTTCGATTTGCCAACGTAATGAGGTTCGAATCGATTTCTTCAATTTATCGACAGTCGTGGAAGTGTTTTTATGAAAATGAATTGCCTCTTGACAATTAAAATTCAAATAATTATCGAGAGTCATATCGGCTCCATTGCGTATTAATTCATTGCTGTTATATTCAGTTGTAATTCCTATTAGACAATGGGGATTCGAGAGACGACCAGACAACAATCCCGATTTTGAATCTTCAAATATAATTGCGTTTTTGCTATCATATTTTCGCATACTTTCCAAATAAGGGTCTGGATAGGGTTTTCCATTGGAACATTCATTGCCGACAGTAATGAAATCAATGTATGAAAAAAATCCACACCAATCACATATACTTTCGGCAACTTGACGATTGCAATTAGTAACGATTGCCGCATAATGACCATTCTCTCGGATTTGTTTCAAAAAACCGATTGCGCCATCAACGATTTCAATCTTCTCTAGATTCTCGCAAAAAAGGCGGTCTTTTTCCCGGGATATCTCTTCGACATTCGGACAGGAAAGTAAAAATGTTGAAACTACATTTGTATCTGTGTTTCCATGAATATAATGAGAGAATAATTCAGGTGTTAATTCAATGTTATAAGGTTTTAAAATCTCTCGCCATACTTCAAAATAAATAGTATCGGTTTTTACAAGTGTTCCATCCAAATCAAATAAAAATACATAAGATTGTTCAATATATTCTTTCAATTCTTTTGGGGTTCCGAGAGAGACTACTTGAGAGGTTTTTAATTCGATTGCTGTGAATTTGTGGCGTTCTGTTTCCAATAAATAGGAAATCACACATGATGTATACGGCTCTCCATTCACAGTGATTGCGTTATCTAAAATATATTTTGCTCCAGTATACAGAGAGGCTGCGGTTTCAAAAACATAACAACCTGTATTCGCATTATTTGATATTTTTTCTTTCTCTCGAATTCTAATAATATTGTTGGCGGGTTCATCGATTTCGATATAAGAATAAATTGGTGGAGTTGTTGTCGGTTTTTTCGTATAAAATACAATATTCTTATTGGAAGATTCTCGGATTTGTTTCAAAATATCTACTGTATAAAATGTATCACAATCAAAGAGAGCACATGGACGACTGCCAAATTGTTCTATGCCATAAATCGTGAGTCCATATAAGATTGTTTCCGTAGCACCGCGGGTTTGATAAGGGACAGGAATACAATGAATATTGTTGATCCGATGGTTCGCAATGATTTCAGAGAAATTATAATCGTCTAAAATGCGATGATAAAAAATATAAACATGGTCATTGGGTGTGAGAGACAATCGGTCCAATAAATGAAGAATCATTGGTTTTCCAAATACTGGAATCAATGGTTTTGGTTGAGTGTATCCTTCTTTGAAAAATCTCTCGCCTTTGCCCCCTAATGGAATGATAATATTCATAATGGATATGTATATTATTATCTTTTTATTTTGTGCGCAGAATTTACATTATATTAATATGGTGGTTGAATTCAGATTGGCGATTTGCAGCATGATTTCATCCAAGTAATAACCATTTTTCAGAATTACTACACATTGTTTCTCTTTGAGTGTTTCATCAGGAGAGAAGATTTTGAGAGAAGTTCCGTATAAATATTTTCCTTGTTTCTCTCGCGAATTATCAAGAATTCCATCTATCTTTTTTTCTTGAATTCCGAGAGCCAATAATAATTGTGTGTTATAAGAAGCACTGAAAATATATATCGGTTTATTTTTATGGTTTGAGAGATTTTCATTCACAATTTCCACATATTTTTCGAATTGGTCGAGAGAATTCAGAAACGATGTCATATGATTTTTGAACACAGGTACACTGATTGGCTGCTCAGGCAAAAATGTTTTTCGTGCTCTAAAAATTATGCTATGATTCTTATAAGGAATAATGGTTTCAACCGCAAATCCAGTAGATTCCAATAAATATCTGATATTCTCTCGGGATAAGAAGACAGTATGTTCAAAGAAGATACCCAAGAAAGGCGCTAGATTCCGGTCGGCGATATATTCCATATCGGGAATAGCAAATACCATTTCTCCGTCGTGACGCAATAATTCCCAACACTTCTGTAGGAATTTCACAGGTTCATACATGTGTTCGAAAACATGAGAATGAACAATGATGTCAACAGATTCGGATAAGGAAAAACGGTAATCGAAGAATTGGGGGATGAAATCTATATTGGGGTGAAAAACAATATTTGGATTCTTATTGGGTTCAACAATATACCATTTATGATAATTGTCGATATGATTGGCGAGTTTGGCGGAAGGATCTCCGATTTCAAGGATTGTTTTTTGATGTGTGAGAGGTTGTAAAATCTCTCGCATACATTGAAAATAATTCTCCCATGTTTGACCGACAGAAACATAATTATGAGATTCACTATATAAGACATCGAGAGGTATCAGATTCTGAAGTTGAATTGTGTGGCATTTATTGCAACAACAAAAAGAAAGAGATTCTTTTTGGATGGTGGGAGTCGAAACGCATGCTAATTTTATGGGAACATTTGGGAGAGAATAAAACGGGGTATACAGAGCGGAATCGCAAATACAACAATGGGTTCGAATAAGTGGATACATGTTTTAAAGTAAAAATGATTTATGTATTTAGATTTTTTTCCAGGCATTTTACTTTATAAGTGTCGTTGGTGAACATGAATTAAAGATAAATATAATATGGAAGGAAATTGATATTTGAATTATACTCCTGAAAATGTAATGCGTATATTCAATAATGTTTATTTAACGAATTGATGTGTCAAATATTCCAAGTTCGGAACCCTGACTTGCTAATGTCGGTTCTGACAAATAATACCGCATTTTATATTTATGTCCAATATAATTAAACCAAAAATCAATCGGCATTGTAATTTCTTTTTCAAGTTCGAATATTTCAAGTATTTTTAAACAAGTAGTTTTATTTATTATGTACATGCAAGTACCTCTCGACCCATTCCATGGATACCAATAGTTTTTATCCAATATATTAGTAGCATGAATATTACAACAATCTGCTGTAAATAAAATGTCCCATGCATCTGGGAGTTGTTTTAAAAATGAATCTAATAGTTCGTTATAATTGGTATTCAATATGGCATCATCTTCAAATACAATCCCATGTTCGTCAGAACCGTTCGCAATTAAACGGATTGCCTCAATGTGTTTCATAAACAATGAAATTTCGGACATTCGAACATTGTTGAATCGCCTTATTATATTAAAATCCAAGTGTTCTTTATCATATTTTTCAATAAATTCGAATTGTAGTTCATGTTTTGATAGTTCAGCAATTATGTGAGACTTTCTTTGTATTAGTGGTGTATAATGAGTAATATAAGTTTTCATGATTATATTAAGCATTTAAAGGGGTTCATTTATATTATTTATAAAATATGTATTTAATCACAACATCATATGAACCAGTTGCTCAACATAATAAGCAGTTGTTTAATAAGGTTTATGTAATAGAAACAATAACATATAATGAAATTTTTTCAATAAACTCAGATATAGTGGTTGTAGCAGACCCTGAAATTTATTTTAAAAGCACACATATCGATATTAAAACATTAAAAAATGGAATATACAAATGTGATATTGATAATTATTCATATATTGTATTTAAAGGAATAAAAGATTTGTCTTCAACAACTCGAATAGAAAAAATAAATAACTTATTTGAAACATATATTTATTATAAATATAAAATTTATGTAAATGCGTTTTGGAATGGTTTCGTAGATAATAATGATATTAATACGATTGAATTCTTCAAAACTATATTTAAAAATACAATAATAAAAAATTTTACAATTGTATCATCACCAGACCAAGCAAATGTCTTGTTTGAATCATTATTTGGAAATTCGTTAGTAAATTATAAAAAATGGGATTTAAAAATACATTATTCTGGCGAGTCGCGTTCTAGAAACACAAATGATTATGATTTAATGATTGACTCTGAATTGTCAAGCAACAAATTTGTAGATATTCCATTGGCTATATATTATTTATTTAATACTAACTTAAAATACTCGTTATGGAAAAGAACTAGATTAGACAAAATACCTACAAACTTTTGTTGCTTTATTGTTTATAATGGCAATTGTGAAATCAGAAACAAAATGTTTTATTTATTAAATAAATATAAACCAGTACATTCATGTGGAAAGTTTATGAATAATATTGGGTTTAATTTAAATGTTAATTACTGGGACCCCGAATATATAAGTTTTTTGTCTCGATTTAAATTTATCATATGTTTTGAAAATGATAAAAAAGGAACTTACATTACTGAAAAAATTGTGAATGCTTATTTGGCAAAAATTGTTCCAATATATTGGGGGTCTGAACATATACAAAACTTATTCAATTTGAATTCAATGATATATTTGGAAAATGAAAGCGATGAAGCATTTTCCAAAGCGATTCATAAAATTATTGAACTTGATATGGATGATGAAAAATACTTGAATTTCATAAATCAACCGATTTTAAGTTCATCAAATTTTAAATACTGGAATGAAAATTATAGTATAAATAATATATCGAATAAAGTGAATTCTATTATTTCAAATGTGATTAACAAGCAAAAATAGACAATAGACATTGAAAACTGGAGAGAACATCATTGTAGAAGAAAGAACTTAATTGACCGGTGACTAAAATGGCGAGTTTCATATTTTATGTTTATAGAATAAACTGTATAGTTAAACACATTTACATGTTAATGAATATAAATAAAACATTGATAAATGTTATAAAAATGTTAATACCATTACAAACATTAATTGACAAATATAATATTAGGTTTAATGGCATACTTCATGTAGGTGCGCATGAATGCGAAGAAATTCACGAATACGAAAAGCATTTAATACGTGATAAAATACTTTGGATAGAGGCAATGACAGACAAAGTACAATTATGCAAAATGAAATATCCAGACATTCATATAGAAAACGCAGTCGTATCAGATATTGAAGAAACTGTTACATTTAAGATTTCTAATAATGGAATGTCATCTTCAATGCTAGAACTTGGACTTCATCGTTCATATCATCCAGATGTTTTTTATACGCATAATTTTAAATGCAATACTACACTATTAAAAAACATATTGAAACAATATCCAGACATTCAATTTAATTTTTTAAATTTAGATATTCAAGGTGCAGAATTAAAAGCAATTAAGGGCATGGGAGAATATCTAAACAATGTTGATTACATTTATACAGAAGTGAATTCTGATTATGTCTATAAAGGATGTGCATTAATCAGCGAACTTGATAGTTATCTTAGCCAATTTAATTTTATTCGAGTTGAAACGCAGATGACGGATTGGAAATGGGGAGATGCGTTTTACATTCGTTCTAAAAATCATACTACAACATTTGGGTATGAAGGTCGTTTTGGAAACAAGTTTTTCAGAAACATGTCCATTCATTTTATTGCAAAAAACAATAATTTAAAAGTTACATATGATAGTGATTACAGTTTTAAACGACTTGGTATAGAATTATTTTCAGGCGCAAATGAATATTTAAAAAACACCACATTGTCTGATCAAAACTTTTACCAATATGTAAACGACGAATTAAAGATAAATGCTAATATAAAACTTGAAGGATATATGCAAACTAAAGAATTTTCGCGATTTTTATTTAAATATTTTCAAAATGAAGAAATTCAAATGAAAATTAAAAAATCAAACCCTTATGCGTCCAGATACGGCAATAATAATGACGTTTTTATACATGTAAGATTGGGAGATGCGTTATGTCACAATCCTGGATTTGATTATTATGATAATGTGATGTCAAAAATTCATTTTAATGATGGTTATATATCTTCAGATACCATTCAACATAATATATGTAAGCGGCTTATTCAAAAATACAATTTGAAAATTATAAACACTGATGAAGTTGATACTATACAATTTTCATCAACATGTACACATTTAATATTATCGAATGGTACATTTTCTTGGACAATTGGTGTTTTAGGGTTTTTTTCAAATGTATACTATCCCAAAATTTCAACTATTTGGCATGGTGATATATTTTCGATTGATTCTTGGAATGAAGTTAAAATAAATATTAATGAAACCGATTGTAATTATGTGAGTTCACGTGGAATTATGAAAATATGTGATATTTATAGTAGTACACCAATCTCATCTATAAAACAATTGGTGAACTATGATTTTTCCAAATTAAAAGAAGGAACATCAATATATATATGTGGTTCTGCGTTGCCTCATTTTGTAAATGTCGTTGCACCACAAATAAAAGTTAATTATCGACTTGTAACTGGCGATTGTGATGAAACCATTCCTATGGATGTGTTTCCAGGACCTAACGAATTTCAAGCATTTTTAAATTCACCATATTTAATTCATTGGTATTCTCAAAATTGTGCTATTAAAAATTGTCCAAAAATGACTCAAATGCCAATCGGAATGGATTATCACACAATGTCACAGAATAATCATGAATGGGGTCCCAAAACGTCTCCTGTAGAACAAGAACAACAGATTAAGACAATCGCTGAAAATTCAAAACCTATATGTGAACGCAAAATGATGGCATATGCTAATTTTCAATTTTTAATGACAACTCGTTATGCACAAGACCGCTACCAAGCAATTGCACAAATTCCTCAAGAACTTGTTTATTATGAACCTTTGAAAACTTCTCGTTTGAATACCTGGAAAACTCAATCTGAATATGCTTTTGTTATATCTCCACATGGAAATGGATATGATTGTCATAGAACATGGGAAGCATTGATATTAGGATGCATTCCTATAGTTAAAACGTCTTTTCTAGATGAATTGTTTGATAATTTGCCAGTATTAATTGTAAAAGAATGGTCGGACATAAACATTCAATTGCTAGAGAATACGGTAAAAATGTTTCAAAACAAAACATTCAACCTTGAAAAATTAACATTGAAATATTGGGAAAGTGTTATAAAAGGACAAAAAGATGTTAACTAATATAACACCATATTCGACACTATAGTAAATATTAACGTACAAATTTATATTTACTGTGAACAATTTAATTTAACTATACATTTTATTTAACATCGCTGGGTCGTCGTCAAATAAAAACAAAGGCGATATCATTATTTTTGCACCATTCTTTTGAATTGCCTGAAAATGAAAACTACGATGTTCACAATCATCTTGATTTGCGGTAATATAAGGATTTGTTCCCACACATTGAATATTTTTATCTAATAATTCTTTTGGAATTAATCTGATTGATTCATGTATTGACCAATTATAATAGCAATCTTTGAATTTTTCATATCGATATATAGCAAATCCATTAAATGCTGAATAACATGGTAACAATTCATCTTCATTTAATTTTGACAATTGATTTTTAATAACATCACGTATATAAAATACTAATTGTTTTGCGTTTGGCCAGTTCCAACAAGAAAATACATAAGGATCGATAGACAATGCCCATATGTCGTAGTATACAATTCTATTGAATGACAATGCATCCCAATCTGTACGCAATAAGTATTTATTTAAATTATTTAAATTAATCGGTGATTCACATACATCATCACAGTCAATCATTATAAAATAATCCCATCCTGGTTTGTGCAAATTATGAATATGTCGCAATATCGCATTTCTAGCATTTGCGATGTTTTGAACTCTTATGTTTGTTAATGGGTTTGGATTTACGAGAATGTCCATGTTTGGAATATTTTGACGGATTTGTTGCAATTTTTCAAACGTATTATCTGATGATTTGTCATAAGCAATAATTACATGATATTCTTCAAACAATCCGCCTATTTTTTTTATATTTGCAAATATATTGTCCAAATATCTAGAAACGTCTTTGCAACATCCGCCTATAAAACATTTTGATTTTTTATTATCCATTTAACAATACTAGTAAAAATAAAAATTCTTTATTTATTTTGTCGACAAATTATCGAAATTGCATTTTAAATGTCTTTTTATTATTTAGTTGCCATACAAATGCCTCAAAATTTAAATAAACACAATTAATATTTTTCAAGCATAACACTTTGTAGTCAGAAGTTTCTGGATGAAATTGAGTTGTTCCTGGAAGAGAACAGTGTCTAATTATATCTATAGTGTTTAATATATTTAACATTGTGTTTCGTTTTGACACTATAAATGCGTCTGGATATGCGCCTTGATTATATACATCAAATCTTGGTTGAGTTGCAACATACGCATGGTTTTCATCATTTTTGAAAATGTTATCAAAAAATGTGGATAAGTTACGCGATGAAGATATTTTAACGTCGGGTCTTGTTGTAATAATTATGTCGAATACAATATTATTTTGTTTTTCACATTCTAAAATTGTTGATATGCTACATTGGGCAATATATTTTTTAAACAAATAAGTATTCTTTGATTTTTGTATATTTGTACAGTCGGCCGAATAATTTTCATACACATATTTAAACTCATCATTATTCATAGAAGGTGTATACTGTTTTACAAACGCATTTGGAAATATTTCTCTTACTAATTCCACATTTTCTGTAGTCCATGTTGAATATAATATGTAATATTCATGTTTATTTGAATATAGATATTTATAAATTTCGTCTTTTAGATTATGAATTAATTTGGGTTGACCACATAAATTTATGCAAATTTTCATTATAATAATACGCTTGAAATTTTTAAACCGCCCTGCTTATTTTAGATATTTTGTCTAAATCCCTTATGTATGTTATTTCTTAATAAATCTTCTTCTTACACCTTTGCACCGATAAAATTTCATTAACGGTCAATTCTACCAATAACAAGACCCTTCTACATTCGTATAATTCTTCGGTTTCTCCACATCTTTCGGTCTTGTCCATGACCCATTCATATAAATTCTTAACACATCTTGTCTCTCACGTATCCATCTCTGTCCATTAATTCCAAAATACATTTGAAGCACACCTCCTACATAGACTGCCGATTTGCCCGACTTATATATATGTGAGCAAATCAAATTTCCATATCCTCCCGCCGATACTAATGCCACATCATACGTATCTTGTATCGCATCCAAACGTTCACAAAATCTCGACAATTCCACATCGAATTCCTGGGATTCTTCAGTTCCTTGTGTCTGTGGAGGACGAATCGTCGTAATTTCACAATCTGGAAACAAATCTATTCCATATATTTCTTTTCTTATCGGAATCTTCTCTCGGATTGACTCTTCAAATGCCGACACAATTAAGACGCGTTTTCCACGAAGAGCCAATGTCCACGGTTCCGATTGAATATAATGGAAAATATCAAGAGCAAATGCCCATAATGGTGTTTTCCCCGGATATTTCTCTCGAATATAATCATGTGATTGTGAATAAAAATGATATACATCTCCTTGTGGTTCCCATGCCGTATACATCTCACAGCCATCAAATGCTTCCATATACAGTTTCGAATATTTCGCAATCGAATCATATCCTGTAAGTCGGATTCCCGCATTATTCTTCATTGTCCCCACTGTTTTATTCACATAGTTTTGAAAATCCGTAGAAATGGCACCAGAACGCATCATCATTTCCGCATACACCGCATAATCATTCTCTATACCAGCAATTCTTGGTATAATAAAATTCTCTCCGACACTTAATTTGTGAGAGATATATTCTCTAAGTTTCGTATTATCATTAAATTCATACTGTGTAAAGTTGTCATTTTTAGATGCACATGAAGCTAATGTATTTCCCCTACATCCAGGTATAATCGAATTTGGATTAATATTTACAGACATTGGTACAACAAACCCCCAAGGTGGTCCAATTACATCAGCCCGTGTATAATTTCTCTCCGCAGAATGATGAACATGATACGTTTTAATAAATGTCGGGTCATTAATCACTTCATATCCCAATATATTCAACAAATAAATCATTTTATTATCGCATCCCGGTTTTCCAAATTCAAATTGGAATGCTTTCGTCTCTCCAACAGTAGGTGTAAAATTCGAATGAATAATCCAAGTATCTTGAGAGTCGAAACGAGGTCCAAATATTTTAGATTGGCGAATGTCACGTAAATCTAATTCATAACGTAGAAGAGCAAAGGCTTGTTTCTTTTCATGGGCATTTGAATAACGCAAATTCTCTACGGTAGAATCGAAAAATATATCGGCATTAATTACAGCATTATAACCGACAATTTCATTCTCTCGGATATATTTATAGACATCACTGAAACGAAGACGTTTGCCATTAGTGGAAATTTGGATTAATTTGTCTTTGAATACTTGTGGGGCGGATTCAATGCCTAATTCTTTTTCTGTATAAATTCTCTCGTTTAAGAGATATACTTTGTCGATAAAAGGATTTTTCAGATTCATGGAGAGGCAAAGTCGGATTTCGTTTGCGCGAGCCGGGACAGGATGAATAAAAAACTGATATAAGACATTGATTTTATCAGAAGTTGTTGGTGTTTGACCACGCGAGAAAACAGGAGACAAAGATAAGATTTTCATTTATAACTAAGAGCACATTGTTTTTATGTTTTTGTATTTCTAAATAAAAAATTGAAATAAAATGAATACTAACAAGTATAAATCAATCTCTATCATTAATATAATGGCAACTCTATTTGAACGTGAACCTGTGGGAGGCGCAAAAAAAGATGGACCTGTAGAGGGCAAACGCGTATATAACGTGTATGTGAAAACAATGCTTCATCAAAAAATTGCGCTGAAAATTACGGAAATCGGCAAAAATGTAAAACAAAATTTAGAGAAACAAGTGGTCGCTAGAAATGAAGGTCGTTGTATTGCCCAAGGATATATTAAACCGAATTCTGTTGCTATCCAAAGTTATTCATGTGGAAAAGTAAGAGAGCAAAAAGTCGAATTTGATGTGATTTTCGAATGTTTATTATGTCATCCAGTCAAAGATATGATGTTGGAATGTAAAGTCAAAGATGTAACATTGGCAGGAATACATGCTATTGTAAAAGACGCCGACAGTGATAATGAACCAATTACAGTATTTTTAGCAAAAGATCATCATCATGGAAATCGCACTTTTGCCGAAATCAAAGAAGACCAAACCATCGTAGTTCGTGTGATTGGCGTGCGTTATGAATTGAATGACCCTGTAATTACAGTATTGGCAGTGATATAAACATGTTCGCACAAAAAAATTATAAACAAATGTTGATATTCTTATTATAATAATGTCAACTACAGAAACACCTACGTTTATTTCAAAATACAAACCTTATTTTATCCGTGATTTTTTCTTGAATTCAGACCATTATTTGATTTTGAACACATTATTTGCTCTCGATGATATTCATCTTCTTATTGTTGGGAATCCATGTTGTGGAAAAACATCATTATTAAATGCTATTATTCGTGATTATTATGGTCTCGATAAGAATTCGCAATTTCCAGAGCACAATATTATGTTTATTAATAATTTGAAAGAGCAAGGAATTCATTTTTATCGAAATGAGATGAAAACATTCTGTCAAAGTTATTCGAATATTTATGGAAAGAAAAAATTAATCGTGATTGATGATATCGATACAATTAATGAACAAAGTCAACAAGTATTTCGCAATTATATTGATAAATATTCGAATCATGTTCATTTTATTTCTGTATGTACCAATATTCAAAAAGTCAATGAATCTCTCCAATCTAGACTTCATATTATTAAAATGAACGCTATCGAACGTGAACATTTAGAAACCACCGCAAATAAAATAATTGTCGCAGAAAAAATCAATATTTCTCCCGACGCAGTTCAGTTTCTTATAAACATTTCGAATAATTCATTGCGGACATTAATCAATCATCTTGAAAAAATATATGTGATAAATCGACAGGATGATGTATTTGATTTGGAAAAAATAAGAGCATTATGCTCGAATATTTCTTACACACAATTTGAAACATATATTCGATTATTACAAAATTGCGATGATAAAACCTCTCTTTTTCCAGCGATTAAAATCTTGTATGAAATTTATGAATATGGTTATTCAGTAATCGATATTTTTGATTATTTTTTTCAATTTATTAAGAATACTGAATTATTGGATGAAACGGTCAAATATAAAATCATTAAATCACTCTGTAAATACATTACTATTTTTCATAAAGTCCATGAGGACCCAATAGAACTTGCTTTTTTTACTATGGAAATACAACCTGAATTTTTATAGAGAAATATATATTGTTGATAATAAATAATAATTTATTATTTACACTTTTTCATTCATATCTCTTATTTTTTTGTTTATTTTTTTATTTTTTGTTTATTTTTTATTTTCCAGCAGCAGCAGACCATTGATTTTCATTATAACCATTGATCACCATATATTTATTTTTATTTGCTTTCCAAAATGCAACTTTTGCGTCTAATGCTTTATCTTCAATTGAACGAGGATAAACACGATTACGTCTTGAATCCATATAGGCTTTATCTTTATCAGTCATTTCCGGTTTTACTCCATAACAATTAGCACCGAATTTAATATATGGATTTTTGAAATAACCACCATTGATTCCAGGACGACCTAAATCATGCTCATGTCCTTTTACACTTTGTAATTTTTGCCATGTATCTTTTTGTGTTGGAAAATAAGCATGTTGTCCTTCACTCCAGCCATAACTTGTCCATTCTGCTCCATGATTATAAGCATCTTCAATTTCATCATAAGTAGCCAATCTGGCACCTAAACTCGCACATACAGCTTTGGCATCATCAAATGTATATAAATTATTAGAAACATTGAATACTTCTTCTTTTGATGTTGGAGTGGTATTATCGGATGAAGCATTCGAATCTGAAGAATTTTCTACCTTTTTCAAATAATTCCAATCACCGAAAATAATATCTACAATCGGAATATTCAATACATATTTAAAAAATTGGATTGCGATTAAGATTGCTAAAAATAAATAGGCTTTTGTCTCCAAAAATCCAACAGAGAATGGTTTCTCCGTCGATGTCATTGGGATACCAAGAATAAATATGCCCAAATAGAAACAAATAATAAATCCAATCACTTCAAAAATAGAATAATAATTATTCAAATACATTTTAGTATTCGCAACAGTATCTGAAAAAAATGTGCTTGGATTTTGAATATATAGATATCCAATTACAAGCACTAATAAGAATAATACAACAATATCTATTAAGTTGCCTAAACGATGATTGCCACCAGGTTGCGACTTATCAATAAACAATCCCAAAACAAAATAAATAGCAAAATATAAAATTACGAATCCAATTGTAATTGTAAATGTGAAACCATCGAAATGATTATCTTCTGGGTTTACCGTATAATTCGATTTTCCAGAGGTATCCGTTTTCGTATCATTTCCAGAAGTGTCTGACATTATCTTAATAATATATCTTTCTGATACATTCTTAGAGTGCCCCCATATTCATTTCATCATCTTCCTCTTCATCATCGATTTGTGCCTGATTCAAAATATCATCACGGTCAAACCGGATTTTTACACCAATCCAACTATTATTTTTCGCCTTTCCATAAGTCTTGTCCATGAATGTATGAACTTTCTTAATATTCGGCAATCCTTTGTTTCCATAGGTTTGGGCAAACCAAATATGAAATTCCGTATTCAATTCCGATTTTCCGATTTTTCCACCTTCAGCACGCATTACTTTATCTCTAACAAATTCAGCAATGAAATCTTGACTCTGTTGATATTCACGACTTGCTGATAAGACGACTTCGCAATCTTGTACACTGCCACCCGTCTTCTTCGCATGTTCGACCAACATCGACATAAATACCGTTTTCCAACTGTCGAATTTCTCATGAATACGGTCATCAATCAGATATTGATACGGCTTATCAGGGTCATCGTGCACCGGATTTTCAGTGAATAATGATTCGAATGGCACAACACGAATACGACGCCAAGTACCATTATCCTGTGCTTTTACTTCCATCAAATGATTCGTACATAATACTAATTTGAATTGCGGATAGTATGTCATAGTTTTCGAGGAATAAGGCGCACGACACTGAATCGGGTCTAAACCACTTGTCAATTGTTTCAATGGACCTTCTTTAATCGCATCGGATTCGGATGGCTCCATAATTACCGCATAACGAATTGCCTTCAATTCCGCCAATTCTGCCGATGTACCACCAATTTTTGCTCTATCCTGTGTAATCGCCGATAATGGAACAACGCCTTTATATTCTCCCATAATTGTATCCATCAAAGTACATAAAACCGATTTTCCATTTCGTCCTTCACCATAATAATTATTGAAGGTTTGTTTATCGGGTGTGCCGATTAATACCGATGCCAAATGGTCCCACATATACTTACATAATTCTTTTCGAGGGAATAATTTATTCATAAAATCATTGATTTCGGCCACAGTATCTCGGTTCAGTTCGCGATAATCCACATAATCAATATTGGTGGATTTCGAAATATAATCTTCTGGACAACCGGCGCGGAAAATGCCTTGTTTAAAATCGAAGACTCCATTATTGAAACATAATAAATAAGGGTTTTCATCGAGTTTTTCCATGAATTGACTATCATAAAACAATTCACGCGCCTCTGTCATAATGTTTTTCTTATCATTACTTGAACCAAGCAAAGGGACTAATTGACAGATTCGAATCAATTTGGCTTTTTCTCTTCGAATACGTGTATCACCTTCATCTACCTGTTGCATTGCACCCAGACGTTCACTCATTTGCATCATTTTCCTTTCATAAATTTTACATAATTCAGTAGAGATTTTATGACGCAAATAATTACCGGCTTCATCTTCAATCCATCGATGTCCTGAATATCGCATCCATATATTATTTTTTACACTGACACATACACATTCATCTCCATACAAGAAATGTAAGACTTCAGCAAACGCATAATCATTCGACAATTTGCCTTTTACTTTTTTCTTTTCATCGGCATCCAATGCGTCAATCATATCAACAGCAGATGTTAATGTTTTGTCAATATGATAATCGACACTATTAAAACGAACCTCCGCATATTTTTCAGGAGCATCTTTTTCTGACCATCTGCGCAATGAATTCTTATTTAATCCAAGCACATTATTCTTATCGAATTTTTGCCATTTTTCATATAAACTCGGAATATCTCCAAAATGGAAAGCAGTTGATTGAGCACTAAACGCAATCCAAGTCAAGAATAGAATATCATGAGTATTGGATAATGCCCATCCAACGCGCATCCATT